GATACGGCGGGTTCCTGGGGATCAACGGGAACGAACCAGCGTCACTATCTGACGCGTGTGTTTTATCGGACCCTTTCAGCGCAGTCCTACACGTTCACGCTGGACTACAACGCTGAGTTTGGGGGCAACGAGGCGTCCATTTGGGATGCCTCCATGACCCTCTGGAGGATGAGCTAAAATGGCCGCTACCAACTACACGTACAGCGTTGCAACGGATACCGCGAACGCCAAAGTTCATCCTAAGAGTCTCGATCAAGAGATCCGTGCGTCGGCCATTGTCATCGCACTCGAGGGTGTGGGCCAGAGCCTCGACGTTCTCACGATCACGATGAAGGATGCCCTTTCCACGGGCGATGAAACGATCCTCGATGGGGTGATCGCCGCTCACCAGGGGACCGTGGCTGTCAACCTTCCACTCCCTACAAATCGAAAAGGTGTTCCAATCGTGATGAACGATTGGCGTGCGGGGACGCCAACGGATTTCATCACGTTTAACTGGTGCGACAAGACGACGTGGTTCGGAGATGCCGCTCGCGTGACGGATGAGGCACTCTCTGACTCAGGGGATGGTTTGACGTGGAACTCGGCGCAGACCTTTTGGATCTGCGTCACCTGCGGGAAAATCCCCCAAGAGCACCGTCTCACCGAAACGCATGGGACGATCATCAAAGTCGATTCCGCGACGATGACGGAGAACCCTCAAGGGACTACGGACGGGGACTACTCCGTCAACTACGACACAGGGGATGTGACATTCAACGCGAGTCAAGCGGGCAAGACGGTCGAAGCGACTTACAGCTACGCTGTGACCTCCACCATCTACATCACGCCTGATGCGACTAGGACGCTCCGGCTGACGGCGGTTGAGGTGCAGTTCTCGGACGACATCGACCTTACGGACTCGGTGCAATTCGACATCGAGGGCTACATTCACGCGTTCGTCCCCGGGATTACGGTGGACGACGTGACCCCCAACTACACGACTTCGTTCCCGACCGGGTTTCGCATTCCGTTGGGTTCTCCTCGTATCTACAAGACCATGATGGACTTCATCGCGGAAGCCCAACGCGCGTACCCCATGATCCCGGCGCTCGGAGGGGCCTCGTGGCGCGGTCTCATCAAGCCCGTCTATGTGATGCGTTGGCCTTACCAAGAGGACGCAACTCGCGACCTCGTGGCCGACATGGGGATGCGGATCAGGATCAAACTCCAAAACGACATTCCGTTCGGTGGCACCCATGCCATCGCCACCCTCTACGCTGTTTCCACGAACGGCTCATAAGGACTCACCATGGCTACCACCTTCCACTACAGCATCCAAAACGACTTCCCCAACCAAGCGGTTGACCTCTCCGTCCTCACGGTCGAGATTGAGGAGTCTACGATCACGGCCACGCTCAACGGTATCAACGTCAACGGGGATGACTGCGAGATCGTGTTCGCTACGGATTTGTCTGGGCCCGAGGTGACCACACTCAACCAGATCGTGGCCACCCACACAGGCATCCCGTTCAACAACAGTGCTCAACGGGTCAACGCTATCGCAGCCCAGGACAACACCACGAACACTTGGCAGTCGGCGGCCATTCTGAATGCAGACCCCGTGGGAGGGGAGGAGTACACGTTGTCCTTCTACTGCGAACTACGAGTGACCGGCGGCAACAACAGCTCCCAAGCGCAGTTTCAAGTTCTCTTGGATGGGTCTGATGTGGCGAGCGGCGGGGTCGAAGCAATCACCTTCTTCGACTGCCGGAGCGGGAGTCTCGTCATCAACACCTCCCGCGGGTCGAGCCCTGTCATTGACCTCCAGTTTCGACAAAACCAGGGAGCTGCAACGACGGCACAGGTTCGCCGGGTGCGCTTGGCGATCGTTCCTGTTGGGGAACCAGCATGACCGCCGCTTTCCCAGATTTGGTCTTCGTAGCGATCCAGACCACTGGGTCGGACGTGAACAAAGACCTCATTGTCGACATTGCCATCGTGGCAGAAGACGGCACGACGGTGCTGAACACGGCCATCGCTCCGTGGAACCTCGAGGGCGAGCTCCCCGAAGAACTTGGGTACACCAAAGGTGACCTGGCTCCCAGTCCGCTTTTCGCGAAGCTGGCGCTCCAGATCCTCGGACTCCTGACGAGGCCCATCATCGCGGGGCACAACACTCAGTTTGCCATGCGGTTCATCGACCACTTCCTTCGCGCATCTTTTACGGATGCAGGGGAGGATGTGGACGAGTTGATGGGGCGCCTCTCCACCAAGTTCCTCGATACCGTCACGTTGTCGCACGAGCAGATCGGGAAGATGGGGTTGGAGGAGGCCATGCAGTACCTGCGCCTTCCGTACCAGCCCAACCATTCATCTCTTGAGGACGCGCGAGCATCGAGAACCCTCTACCAGAAGCTGTCTCGTGCGAGCGCTTGGCAGCGATGGTGGTGGAAACGGAGAGCTCCCTGATGAATGACACCAAGGAGTTACGGGAAGCAGATAAAACGCTCGCCAAGCGGGCGTGGCAGCTCGTCTGGAACCGCAAGACGCCTTTCTTTGCGACCTTCGGTGTTGCCGTGGTGTTCAGCGTGCGAGCGCTCGTGTGCGGCTACGCCGAGCCGTACCCGTCCGGTTTGGACTTTGAGTGGTACGGGGAGCACTGCGGCCCTGGTCACGGTACGGGGGGCGTTGCTGTCGATGAACTTGACGAAGCCTGCCAACGCCACGACGAGGCGTACAAGAAAGCCAAAAATCCTTCTGAACTTCACGAAACACCGACCGCCGGTGACTCTCCTATGCCAACCCCGTAGGTGAGCCCTGGGCTCATCCTCAAGCCACGGAGGCTCAAAATGCCATCCCGCAACGAAGCACAAACCTGGGAGTACCTGAGAGGCGATCTCGAGGCCCGCCGTTCCTTGCTGACGGATCTTCGCAACGACCACGCTGGAGATCAGATGAAGCAAGCGCAGAGCATCATCCTGCGTTACCTCGAGGCCATGCCTGCACAGGACACCATCGACATGTCTTCGATGGCGAATGACATCAGCCGTCATTGGCCGTTTCATGGCGAAGGAGAAGCCTTTTTCCGAAGCGCCGTGGACGCGCTCAAGAAGGACGGCTGGATCAAGGAAACCAAGGGCGAGCTCGAACTCGACAAAGTAGCTCGCGTCACGCGCCGGTTCATGGCTTCGGCCATCGCCAAGGCTCGTTAGAGAGCCTATAGGGCTCCTTAAACAGGAAAGCCATGCCCTCCACGTCTTCAGGGTCGTCGCCCACCTCCAAATTCCTCGACATTGCCATGAAGGTGCTGTCGGCTCTGGTGATCCCGTTGATCATCTGGGGCGTCAAGCTCGAGGTCACAAACGCGATCCAAGACGAACGCATCTCTGAGATTCAAGACGACCTGGACAAGCTGTCAAATGTGACCGAAGTGGTTCAAAGCAACACTTTGGCGCTAGTGCGGCTTGAGGGAAAACTCGACAACGTGGATGAGAAAATCGATGAGGTTAAGAAGCTACTACGCGATCGCGGGCAGTAGCTTTTTGCTGCTCTCGATCTCCTGCCTGTCGCAGAGCCCGAAGCCGGAGGACCCTCCTGATCGGCTGGTCGAAGCTGTGGCTGACGCGAAAGCTGACAAAAAGGCTGACGCGAAAACCGACGAGAAGGCTGACGCGAAAGCTGACGAGGGCGACAGCGGAGAGGGTGTAGGCACTGACGATGGTGGTGGGCCCCCTCCTGACGCTGCCGGGACCAAATTGAGCGATGGGTGTGACCGTGAAGAGATGCCGTTTGAGGGTGTGTGCACCCCGAAGGACCAAGTCCAGAAGGTCCTCGACATTCGCAAGGACGTAGCGCTCGAGAAGTACCAGAAGGCAGAGAGGCCTCAGCAGGCAGCACAGGCCGGTCATGAGTTGCTTGAGCAGCAGATTGCTCAAGGCGACAAGATGGAAGACGACCTGGACGAGATTATTGAAGTTCTTCGAGACGAGAAGCGCAAGAAGGACGGCCCCAAGAAGGGAGACTTCTGATGGACGCCTCGACCAAGGAGGCTATGGAGGCCCTCAAGGAAGCGGCAGTCTCCAAAGGCCATCGGGTCTACGAGTACACCGACCAAGATGGGAACATGCTCTGGTCGTTCCACCGGTTCCCGTCGATCATTACCCACAGTCGGACGCTCACCTTGGGAGACCGTGTTGGCGCGCCTTTCGACAGCTATCTTTCCGAACTCAGAGCCGTACGGCGCCTGATTGTAGAAGAGGAAAAAGAGAAGGAGCTGGGGCGTGCGGGTAGAGTGGCTCGAGACGGAGACACACATGGAAAATAACGAAACCACCCCCGAAACCGCCACTGAGACCCCTGACGCTCCGGTTACCCCCGAGCCCGCGCCCCCTGCGGAAGCACAGGCGCCGACGGACCCTTCCGTCATCGGCCGTATGACTCCCGAGGAGCACAACGGGATGATGAAGATTCGCGCGGAGTCGCAGCAGCTCCTGGCCAAGGTTGGTGAGCACGAGCTCTTGAAGCTCCGCATCATGGCTCGTGTCGAGGAACTCGATGAGCAGGGGCAAGGCCTCATCGCCGGTGTCACCAAGCGCCTCGGTCTCGATCCGGGCACCCAGTGGCACGGGATGCAAGACGGCACCATCCGACTGGTCAATCGACCCGCGGCGCCTCAGACTCCACCAGGAGGCGCTGACGCGTCTTCATGAGGGGCAGGTAACGGATGACGTGCATCAACAAAGGACAGGAGCCATGGGCCACTACACCGAACCCGCAAGGTCCGGCATCGTGCCCCCCTACGCCTCCTCCTGTTCCGCCGTCTCCGTGTCCTGATCCGTCACCAAGCCCGGGTCCTTTCGGTCCGGGCTGCGTGGGTTGGGAAGCCGGGCCAAATGATTGCCCGGCCCCACCCATCAACGTCGAGGTCGTGTCCCCGCTCTTCACGGGGACACTCGACATTCGTTGGGACAATCCGGCCATTCTCGCCAAGAACGGGAAGTTCGATGTGGTGGGGGTCAACATCTATCGCTCAGACACTTCCGAGCGCGGCCCCTATACGCGTCTGAACGCCACCCCGGTGGGGGGAACCTTCTACCGAGACTACACGGACAATGCGTTCGTGGAGAACGAAGTGGTGGACTGGGAAACGAGTTGGCTGCAACGGGGCGAGCAGGCCAACGACCGCAAGTGGCAGTTCCGAGTTCAGCACTACCCCGTCGTGAAGAAGTCAGGGCAGTCCATCGCGGCCGATACTCCAGGGGACGTCCAGCTCATCATCAACAACCAGATCATCCCTGTGAATGCGGTCTTCGGACCTACTGGGGAAGTGACCCTGATCAACGTGCGTGGCTACAACTTCGCCACGGAGCGCTGGATCGAGCCCACGCTGCCCACGGGCCCTGAGACGGCGGTCTCGATCAGCTACTACTGGAACAAGAACACAGTCAAGACCGACCTCGACGCGAAGGTCTGGTATCGCGTCACCACGGTGTCTCGAGACGCGGACTCTCCTACGGGATTCCGTGAGACACCGATGGACTTCGCGCCGGCCGAGACGTTCCGACAAGTCGAACGCCTTGACTACATCTGGCGTGAGGCCATCCGTCGCAACAACTGGGTGCTCGAGCAAGGTGGAGAGCGCGTCAAGATCTTCATCAAGAAGACCAGCGGAGATCAGTGCTTCTGCGGCCGTGACCCACGGACCATGGAGTTCGGTCAACAGCCTGACGCACGTTGTCAGGTCTGTTTCGGCACAAGCTTCATCGGCGGCTACGAAGGCCCTTACGACATGATCGTGGCGCCCGACGATGCGGAGCGCGCCATTCGGCAGTCCCCTACGGGTCGTCATGTCGAGCATCTCCAAGACGTGTGGACGGGGCCGAGCCCCATGCTCACGATGCGAGATTTCATCGTGAAGCAGACGGGGGAGCGTTACTCGATTGGGCCGGTGCGCAAGCCGTCGTCTCGCGGCAACGCGATGCAGCAACACTTCCAGATGAAGTACATCGAGGAGAACGACATCCGGTACAAGATCCCGTTGTTCGACACGACGGAGCTGTGCTGGCCTGAGTGTCGCGGTCGTCCTGCCGTACTCCAAGGTGGTGCGTGGCAGACCGAGTACCCGCCGCTTGGCCCGTACCCTGTGGGCGCGGACTACCAGCAAACCCCCATGCAGACCGAGAAGGATGGTATCCCCGACGAGCGCGAGCAACGGGGACGCACTCCGGTCTACGAAAACATAACGTACTGATGAATGGCCAAATCCTCCGTCAAGCTCAAGATGACCCGCGGTACGACGTGGGTCAGTCTCAAGGAAAAAGACTTCCTCACTTCTGAGTTCATGGAGAAGCTTGGCGGGTTTCTCGTCGATACCATCATCTACGAAGCCCGCAAGGACCTAGCCAAGCAGGGCGGCAAACCGACTGAGCGCGGAGCACCTGAGGGCATCCCGGCTTCCGAGCGGTTCTTCAAAAGTTTCCGTTATGAGGTCAAAGGGACCTCCATCGAGGTCTATTCGGACTGGCCCTGGATCGAGCAGATCACCGAAGGGCGTAACGAATTCTCGATGGAATGGCTCACCCAGCAGCAGGGCGTCTCTCGCGTTCCAATGAAGGGGAAGCAGCCGGGTACAGTGCTTATCAAGAGTACTCCTGGCGGGCGCCAACAGCCTTGGATTCACCCAGGCTTCCGCAAGCACAATTTCATCCGACGTGGATACGAGAAGGCACGGCGTAAGTTCGAGCAGGAGCTTAACAAGCAGATCGAAAAGGTCCTCAAGAAAACCCCCATCGTATGATCGAGGCGAAGATCATTTGCTCGCACCCGTGCGACATCCCCGATCTGGGGATTACCGGCCTCAAGCGTGGAGAGGAGCGTTGGGTATCCGTTGCGGCAGCACAGGCTTCGCGGGATCTCACCAAGGAGCAGGGGAAGGGCAACGTGCGCGTCTATAGGAAAGTCCGTCGTATGGAGACCGCTCCGCGTAGACCTGCCCCGCCGTTCGTGGCGGCTTCACGGCCACCTGTTCGAGAACGCGTACAGCCTGAGACCATCGAAAAACACATCGAGGTCGAGGTGGAGCGGATCGTTGAGTCCTCCGTCGATGTCGATGAGCTGGCTCGTAAAATTAAGGCTGAGATGCTGGGGGATCTCATTCCGAACTTGAAGGATGTGATCGCGCAGGAGGTAGGCAAGGCCCTGGCCGCCCAGAAGCCCGCAGAAGCTCCCGCTCCCGCGCAGCCGGGGCTTGACGCCTCCCAGCTTGAGAACGTCCTCGAGGGCGTCCTGAGGCGTGTGGGAGTGGGTGGTGGAGGCGCCCCCGGACAACAGGGATCGAGGGCTTCAGGGCCTGCCGATCCCTTGTTCATTCCCACGGACATCGTGGACAAGGCTGCGAAGGGTAAAATCACCGTGAAAAGCAAGGATTCCGAGGGCACCGACGATCTCGACGACGCCCAAGCCGCACTTCGTGAAATGAAGCGAGCTCGGCGCGGTAAAACGAAGGGCAACGAGGAGAAGTGACCAATGACCGAAGAACTTGAAGTTTCAACCCTGGGTGTGGGTCTCGACATGGGCACGATGAACATCGTGGCCGCGAGGCGGTCCCAAAAGGGAGTGGTCACCAATCGTATCCGCGATGCTTTCCATGTCCTGCCTCGTGAGAACAAGAAGATGCTCCGGCTCTCAGGTGTGAACTACATCGAGAAGGAGGAGGATCTCATCGTCGTCGGTGATGCGGCCTACGACATGGCGAACATGATGAGCCAAGAGGTTCGTCGTCCGCTCCAGTCGGGACTCATCGCCGCCGGAGAGATTGATGCGCTCGACATTCTCGGTGTGCTCGTCAAGCACGTCCTCGGAGATCCAAAGGAAGACAACGAGATCTGCTACTTCTCGGTGCCTGCGGCTCCGGTGGATGACCTGTCTCGGGACATTGTCTACCACCGTGGTGTTCTTGAACGCATCGTCACGGAGTGCGGCTACAAGGCATACCCAAGCAACGAAGCGCTGGCCATCATCTACTCCGAGTGCGCCAAGGATGCGTTCTCTGGGATTTCGTTCTCCTTCGGCTCAGGCATGACGAACGTGGCGCTCGCCATCAACACCATCGAAGGTCTGAGCTTCTCGGTGGCTCGAGGTGGAGACTGGATCGATCACGGCGCAGCGAAGTCCACCGGCTCCACGCAAGCACGCATGTGTTCGTTGAAGGAGAAGGGGCTCAACTTGGTGAACCCGACCGACCGGGACCAGGAAGCGCTGTGCGTCTACTACAAGGCTCTGATCGAGTACGCCATCGACAACGTGGCGACGGAGTTCAAGAAGATCCAGAACAAGTTCTCGTTGCCCAAGGCGATTCCCATCGTGGTGTCCGGCGGAACGAGCAAGGCTGGTGGTTTTCTTGAGTTTTTCACGCAGGTGTTCAACGAAAAGAAGCGAAGGTTCCCGATCGAGGTCTCCGAGATTCGTGCGGCCAGGGAGCCTTTGGACGCCGTAGCACGCGGTCTTCTCGTACAAGCCCTGCAAGAGTACGAGGATGAGTAAGTCCGACGGAATGTCCCTCTGGACGGAGACGAAGACAGATCTGTCGTTCACTCCTGACCTTGAGGGCTACCAACCCGTCGTTTCCTTCAGCGGTGGCAAGGACTCGGTGGCGACGGCGCTCGTACTGCGCGAGCACGGCATCGAGGCAAGGCATGTCTTCGCCGACACGGGATGGGAAGCCGACTCAACCGTCGATTACGTGCATGAGATCTCTGAGAAGCTCGGCCTCAACGTCGAGGTCGTCGGAACCACCCCTCCTGTGCTCGAGCCTTGGGCTGAGGAACTCATCGAGGCTGCGGAGAAAAGGCTCGGTCGGAAGTTCGGCGCGCTCCCTCGAGGGATGCTGCATCGTGGAGGCTCCCCTCTGCGCATTGGGCGGTGGTGCACGATCGAGTACAAGCTGCGTCCCATCAAGAACTTCCACCTCAAGGTGCAAGAGGAGACGGAGCTCGACACGATCAACGTCATCGGTGTCCGCGCCGAAGAGAGCGTCTCGAGAGCGCAGAAGGAGCGGTGGTATTTCGACGACCAATGGGACGGCCAGATGTGGCTGCCCATCCATCATTGGCGTACCGATGACGTGCTCCGCATCCACCAGCGCCACGACATCCCCGTGAACCCGCTCTACATGAAAGGGCACGACCGCGTGGGGTGCTACCCGTGCATCCTTGCGCGCAAAGATGAGATCGCCCTGATCGCCAGGCGGGCTCCTGAGCACATCGACATGGTGCGCGAGCTCGAGGGGTTGTTTCAGGCGATCAGGAGCCGACGCAACGAAGAGAAGCCCGGACGTTACGGCAAAGAGAACCCGGCCTTCTTCGAGGCGGTGATCGAGCGCAACAACTCCAAGGTTTCCGCGAAGATTGACGAAGTGGTGGATTGGGCCCGAACCGACCGAAAAGGCAAGAAGGTACGTTTGGCGCAGCTCCCTCCTGGTGGTGGCTGTTTCCGGTGGGGTCTTTGTGAAACCCACATCGAAGGAGAACCGGTAGACGAACGCGCCTCCATCGCTGCGACGCTGAATGAGGCGTTTGGGGGCGCTGAGGACTAATCGTCCTATCTCAAAGCCTCCTGTGGAACCCAGGAGGCTTTGAGCTGTGTACTATTTCCTCACCGAGCAGGTTCAGCGGAAGTTCATCGAAGAACTTCGCAAGTACTGGTCCTACCATCCCAAGTACAAGGACATCGTTGCCCACATTCAGGGCAAGTACTCGTTCCGCGAGCGTCCGCAGTACGGCATCGTGCTCAAGAACAGCGCGGGCAACCAAGCCCAGCTCGCCGCGGACAACTTCCAAGGGACGGTGCAGTCCTACGTCTACCTTGCACACGTCGATGGGAAACCGAACCTGTCGATCGAATGGGTCCGTGAGGACTACGTGGCGATCCAGAACAACGGAGGGTACTTCCCGACCGTACCTGGCATCTACTTCCTTGATTTTTGCGATGAGAACGGCAACCCAACGGACCAAGAGTTCTACGTTGACCCTCTTATCGACGTGATCGACGAGACGCCCCTCAAGATCAACGACACGCAGTACCAGCTTGAGGAGGGGAAGTTCCTCAAGGGGACGCTCAAGCTCTACAGGATGCCGGGCAACATCCGGCTGTACGAAGACACCAACTACACGGCAGACCCGGCCACAGGTCTGGTCACCCTCATTGATGAGCTCAACGACGATGATGGGGAGTTCGTCTCGGCCGACTACCGTTGTCCTGGGGAGACCACGGGGCCGTGGAAAGTGTTTGAGAACCGAGCACTCCGTGAGCCCATCCCGGGCGCTGTCTTGGCGTTTGGGCGTCGCATCACCAAGGGAGACCGCCTTGCAGTGGTGGTTCAGCGTAAACGCACCATCGCAGCACTCGAGTACGGCGGTCGGTGGGACCTGACCCTCGACGTGGATGTCATCGCTCGCGACCCCTTGTCGCAACGTGAAATTCTCGATCAGACCGCGCTCTACCTTTGGGCAACCGCCCGACCTCGGCTCTCGAGCCAAGGCATTGAGGTTTTGGCCGTCAACATGGGCGGCGAGACCGAAGAGGTCTACGACGAAAACGCGGACGACTACTTCTACAACGCGAGTTTTTCGATGCAGCTCCAGACGGATTGGAGCATCCATGTCCCTCTGGGCATCACTTTGCGAGGAGTGGAGCCTGGCGGTGGTCCTCCTATCGCCCCGGGAACCGCGCCTCTCACCCCACCTTTCATCGAACAGATCGCAGGGCTCACCGATCAGCAGATCGCCGAGATCCAAACGAACATTCGAGGGTTGGCGGCTTTGGGGCTCCGAGCGCCATGGGACCCCTACTTCACGGGCAAATCTGGGCGTCCCGGAGTGTACGGAACTGGCGAGATGCTCCGTTAGTGAGCCTATATAAGCGCACATATAGACGGAGCACGCGCGCTTGCCCATTTTCAAGTACCACTGCTCGGACTGCGGTTTGCGGTTCGGGGCCATGCAGCCCTCTCAGGGGGCGAAGGACTCGCTTGCCTGCAAGCGGTGCGGCAAAGGTGCGGATCGGCAACTCTCCACGGCGAGTTTCAAGTTCGCCCATCAGCCTGGTGCGCCTGCTCCGCAAAACACGGGGGCCTCGTCCGTCGATCACGACGTTGATGTGGTCATCGGTCGGAGCGCGGCACAGAACTTGGCCGAGTTCCAGAAGCGTTCGGACTACAAGCGGCGCGTGATCGCCGCCAATCAGACTACAGGCGACAACCTCTCCCGTCTCGATGGCGGTGAGTACTTCGTCATGACGGAGACCGAGAGGGTCGCCGCCAAGAAAGCCCGCCTCGCGAATCAAGACGCGATGAAGCGGATCAAGGATTTCAAGGACGCGCGCCAACAAGGTGCGTCCCAAGAGGCTGCTTCGTAAGGAAGCGGTTGCTACCCCCGGCCCCTCCTCGAGGGGACCCAAACAGCCAGACATACAGACCCGATTGAGACAGACCCACCCTGCGTAAGCAGGACCCAAACGCTTCCTCCCTTCGGGGATGGCCAAATGGAAACCGATAGACAGATGCAGATGTGACCACCGATGTGGACCTTCAGCGCGCTCTCAGTGCGCATCCAGCGACTGCAACCCGGGCTTTCAAGCTCCACAGGACAGATGCGTCCTGACGTACCCGAAGAGGTAGCCCCAAAATGGCCGATTTCCCAGGCAACATTTACTCGCCCCCAGGTGTCTACACCCGTACGCTGTTCAACTCCCCGGTTTCGGGAGTTCTCGCGGGTGTGCGCATTCCGGTCTTCATCGGAACGGGCAACGAACTTCTCCAACAGCAAGGTCTCGAGGTCATTCGTGGCTCGAGCTCGTCGGTGGACCAGCAGGTCCCCCAAGAGGATGAGACGGGCCGTGCCGTGGTCCAGATCTCCCAGACGGGTCAGGTCACCCTTGGTGACTTCAACGGAGAACGACGCCGTATCCAGGTCCGCAATTTCCCCATCACGAATGGGGACGGCAGCGGGACCATCGCTACAGATCCCAGCTCGATCTTCGTGACGATCAATGGTCAGCCAGATGTCGTCCTGAGCGTGTCTCGCGCCGACATCGGTGTGATCGAGATCAGCACGGCCCCGGTTCTGGGTGACGAAGTGCGGATCACGTACTTCTTCAAGCGCACGGATACGCAGACCACCGACACCACCTCGGAGCAGACGACCCCGCAGTCGGCCATCCTCGACGGTGCCATCGGCAACCTCTACGAGTTCACCGCGGAGACCAACACCTTCACCGTCCGAGTGGACGATGACCAGAACCAAGAGATCACGGCGACGTTCCCCACGGGATCTGTCTCCGCGGCCACGGTCGTTTCGCTCATCAACGGAGCCGCGGCCGCCACCTCTTTGGTCGCTTCGACGTTCACGAACAACTTCGGGGACACCGCCGTTCGTCTCGTCTCTGACCGCGATCTTCGCATCCTCGACGGCACTGCCAACGTGGTGCTCGGGTTCACCCAAGGTCAGGACACGAACCGCAACAAGACCTACTTCACGTTCAACGGTCCCATCGTGGACGGCTCGAACGGAGGTATTGCCACCACCGACACCGCCAAGGTGACGGTGCGCGTCGCTGGTGTGCAGGTCATTCCGACCGAGGTCGACGGCCAGAACCGTGCCGTGACCCTCCCCTTCGCCCCCGGCGTCGGAGAGTCCGTCACCATTCAGTACTACTTCAACACTTGGCAGGACACCTTCGACTACCTGGCGAACATCAACGTCACGGAAGTCCTGCGCTGTGGAATCGTCCCCGGCAACAACGACTTCATCGAAGGGGCTGACTTCATCCTCAAGGATGACCTGATCGTGTGGGGAACTGCTTTTTTGGTGGCCCCTGGCGTTACGACTCCCGGAGCCCCGGCATTCGGCCCCACTCAGATCAGCGGCCTGTTGATCGACAACCGCTGGTTCCTTGCGTCCACGAATGTCGTGATCAATGACGCTGTGACGCCGCCCCTCGAGGATCGGACCAAGTTCCAGCTCCCCGCACAGCCCACCACGGGCAACGGACGCGACAACCCGCTTGGTCAAGATGCGTTCCTGAGCATCTCAAACAACCGACAGGACCTGCCGACCAACAACCCCAATCTCGTCAAGGCGTACTGGGGCTTCGGGATGCAGGACGCGCTCCAGCGTGGTCCCGTCACGGTGACCGAGGTAGAAGGCACCATCATTACCCTCAAGAACCCGGTTCCTGTGGGCGCCGAGGTGTTCGCTACCTTCTGGTACAACATCCTCGTCGATGAGGAGTACACCGTCGAGGTTCAGACCTCGGGCCCCTCGGGCATCGGAACGTACTTCCTGTTCGACAGCAACGGGAACTCCATTTACACGCCGAAGTTTGGCGTGAAGGGTCCCGCCATGACCGGCGTGACCATTCAGTTCCCCTCGGGTTCTGAACTCACCCCCGACGTTCACTTCGAGGGAGCCACGCAAGGCCCCGTCGAGGAGACGGTCACCGTTTCGTTCGCGGACGAGGATTCCACGATCGGAAAGTTCACGGTTCCCGGAGCGGGCAGCTACGCATTCGTGAGCAGCGAGTCGGATCGCGCTCGATTCCTCATCGACAGCACGCCTCTCGCAGGCGGGGTCTCGGGAATCGATCTTTCGGCTCCTCACGGCATCCAAGGGCTCGGGTTCAACGCCAGCCTGCTCGGTGACGAGATCACCTACACGGACGACTCGGGCAAGACCACCTACGACATCCTCTCGGGCATCAACGACAACGTGTCGATGTCCGTGGACAACGTGGTGCTCACGGTGCTCGTGCCTGGGCAGACCGGGGTGAACGCGGACGCTTACGTGGAGGCCATCAACGCCGACGCGAAGCTCGCGCTCAACAACCCGTACCTCGATGGTTCGACCCGGTTCCAAGGAACCACTGTCATCACCGCGGGTGAGTACGACCAGCTCGTGTTCAACTATACGGGTGTCACGAACGGTTCGACGGGACCCGTCACGGCGACCATCGCACCGGGAACTTACCTGTCCCCGAACACCATCGCTGCCGCAGTCAACAGCGCACTCACCACGGCCATCGCGGCGCTGCCGGCTGCCTACGACGGCATCAACATGGTTTGCACGGCCAACGTAGACGGTCAGATGCGCTTCACCATGACTGGTGCGGACACGGACCTCGGCACCTTCGCCACGGGCACCGTGACCACCGCGTTGTCGATCCTCAACGACACCATCACCATCGGGGGCATCACCCTTACCGGTGAACTGGGTCTCACTGCGGGTGGCCTCAACTACGACACCGGACAGGCTCGAGGGACCGTCATCCCGACTGGCGTGCGCCCCGGCGACACGATCAGCATCGACACCACCGCTGTCGGCGGCGGTTTGGTGACTCTCACTGCAGCGGGTGCTCAAACCCCGGGTGGCCTCAACTTCAACGAGGGCACGCAGGCCACGGGCACCATCATGGTGGCCGGACCGATTCCGGGCGACACCTTCACGGTGGATGGCATCACCATCACCGCGCTCGGGGCTCAGACCCCCGGTGGTCTGGACTTCGACGAGGGAACTCGTGCGACGGGCACTGCAACGTTGTCTGCCGTGCAATACGGCGACACCATCACCATCGACACTTCGGCGGTGGGCGGTGGTCCTGTCATCCTGACGGCCAGCAACACGCTGACCCCGGGTGGTCTTGACTTCAATGTCGGAACCGCAGCCACGGGTGACTTCATGCTGATGGGGGCGCGTCCGGCCACTCTTGCACCGTTCCCGGCCCTTCCTGCCGACACGGTGACCATCGGTGGTGCCGTCCTCACTCCTGTCGAAGGATTGCGTACCCCAGGTGCGGATGACTTCGATGCTGGTACTCGAGCCCTTGGATCGGTCGTTGTTGTCGCCGATTCATTGGCTCCGAGCACGGGTGTTCTCTACGGAGACACCATCACGATCGCGGGCATTGCTCTCACGGCGGACGATATGACCACTCCTGGTGGTCTGAACTTCGACGCAGGCACCCAAGCCACGGATCTCGTCAATGTGGCGCTTTCCCCGGCCATCGCGACCATCGTCATCGATGCGGCGCCTGCCAACGGCGGTCCTTTCCCCCTCGCAGCCGGCACCGGAATTCCGGGAACCAACACCTACGATGGAACCCCGGCTTCGACGGCCGCCATTGCTGCGAACATCGCATCGGCGATCAATAACCCGGCGAATGCTTTCTCCACGTTCATGAGCGCGGCAGTGGGCCCCGGTCCGAACGATGTGACTCTGACTTGGACGGTTCCGGGTTCCTTCCCCAACGCGGTCATCACCACAACGAGTTCGGACGTTAGCGTGACTGTTGGTGGTGGTGCTGCAAGTGCGTTCGCCGGTGGTGTGGGTGACGAGATCACCACTGCGACGGCCATCGTTGCGGCCATCACCGATACGCTCAACGGCCTCGGTGGCACCGTACAGGCTCATAACACGGGCGGTACCTCTGCAACCGTGGACATCCAAGCGCTCACTCCGGGCCTTGCAGGGAACTCCATCAGCACCGTTTCGACGGCGCCGGCGCGTCTCACTTGGGGCGCAGGCGTCTTGGGTGGTGGTCTTGGAGATGATAGCACCGCAGCGACCGACGCATGTATGGCCATCGCGGACGGGTTGAACTCGTTCGACACGATTGTCACCTGCGTGGCGATCGGAAATCAGGTGGACCTCACTTCCGTCACTCCGGGAGCGGTGGGCAACCTGACCACTCTGAGCACGACGGCGGCAGGCCGCTTCGTTCTTTCGGGTGGGAGCCTGACCGGGGGTGTCGGCGACGACATCTCGGCAGCCACAAGCCTTGTGGCCGCCATCGGCGATGCTGCCAACGGTCTCGGTGGAGTTACCTCCGACAACGTTGGAGGTACCTCTGCGGTCGTCACCATCGACTCGTTCACTCCGGGCACTGTCGGGAACAGCATCACGATGGCAGAGTCCACCGGTGCTACTCGCGTTGTCCTGTCCGCAGGCACGTTGCTCGGTGGTTTGGGGGATGACACGACGGTTGCGGCCTCCATTGCGGCGGCCATCAACGATGCCGGCAACGGTATCGCGGCTACTGTCAGTGCCCTGTCGGCACTTGCTGTGGTCACGATGACTGCGGTCACCCCCGGCAACATCGGCAACATCATCGATACGACAAGTTCCGACGGAACGCGTCTTCTCATGTCTGCACTGACCCTTCAAGGTGGTGTAGGCACGGATCTGTCGGTGGCGAGCTCCATCGCGGCTGCGATCAACGATCTCGGCAACGGTCTCGCAGTGGACATCAGCGCGGGCAACGGTGGTGGGACTTCCACGACGGTGACCGCATGGGCCGATGTGCCTGGCGTTTTGGCGAACGGCATTTTGCTCTCCTCGAGCACGGGCCCTCGCTTGCCGGTGTCGGGGGCTACCTTCGGCGGCGGTCTGACCGACGTTGGAGTGGCTACCACTATCGTCTCGGCCATCACGGACCCCCTCAATGGGCTCGACACTCTGGTCACGTCCGACAACAGCTCGGGCACTTCTTCCACCGTGGACCTCACGGCGGCGGTGCCTGGACCGAGTGGGAACTTCATCGATCTGCTCTCGAGCAGCGCGGTGCGGCTCCTGACTTCCGCGGCTACTCTTACGGGTGGCTCGGGTCTCGGCGGCGGTGTGTTCGAGTTCCTCGATGCGGCTACGTTCGCAGAGGACTTCGCGGTGCTGGCAGGCATCTCAACGGACGTACTGCCGAGCCAAGAGCAGACCAAGGTCATCGACGGAGACATCGCTCGTCGCTTCACTGTGGCAGGCACCTCGGGTCGCCTGATCTACGACCGCATCCTTCTGCGCAACCGCATCGTGCCCGGCTCGGGCTCCATGCGGCCCGAGAGCCAGGTCGCTCAGACCCAGCTCGTCGTCGAGGGAACCAATGCCAAGTCTCAGACGGGACTGGCGGCCAAGGCCTTCGGTGAGGCCGACATTGAAGCCACGATCCGCGAGGCTTCACTCTTCGGTGAGGTTGGGTTCAAGGACGGCCAAGTGCCATCGGGAACCTACGGAGACAGCCGAGATGGTCAGCCGCAGGTGCAGTTCTACGGCGCCAATGGTCTGAACCCGCAGAACAACGTGTTCAGGTTCAACATCGACGGATCGCCGGTGACGGTCGTGTTCACGGACGCGTCTGGAGTCGGTATTCCGGCAGCCGGAGAGGCACTCGTGCCGCTCGGTCCTGTGACGACCCCGAACACGGTGTTGCGTCAAATCCAAAACGCGGCTGTGGCGGCCGGTCTGAGCGCGAGCTCGGTGGCGCAGGAAGGCGCGGGCATCCGTCTCGTGTCTGGCCTTGTGGATACCAACTCCGCGGTCACGATCAATCAGGCCAACGGCACTGATCTGCTCGGGTTCTCCGAGGGTGCCACGGCAACTCGCAGCTTGGTGACCGTCGAGAAGGTCGCATCGGCTCTGATGATGCACCACAGCAGCAGCATCAACGGTGCGATGCTCGACTACCAGAGCCCGGACGCGACCTACTTCGCGGACCAGGCCTTGGCAGCCAAGGAAACGGACTCGGCGAACAACGAGTTCCTGTTCGTGCAGTCGCAAGCCAACAACGTCGTGGGTTTGGGGGCTTCCTCCAACGTGGCGTTCCTGGATGCCTCCACGGATTCTTGGCTCCGCACTGGCACTGGTCTCGGGGTTGCTCCCGGTGCCGCTGCTTCGGGCGAGACGGGCTTCCAAGGCTTCTACGTCACGAGCTCCGATCCTATCGATGGATCGGGTTCGTCCAACACCTCGTGTCTCAACGCGGGCGTTGGCCAGGACGGGCTGCTTGGTCAGACCTACCGCGACACCAAGACAGGCTTGGTCTTCACGGTCCTCGAGCGAGAGGGCGGTGCGGACTACCCGACGGGTGCCGGAGCATGGTTCACCTTCGAGGTGCGCAAGCTCGTCACGACGAATGCCAACCTCCCGGTCAACTCGATCCCGGGCCTCGAGCTGCTCGTGGCCAACACTGAGGGTTCGACCATCCCGACCGGGGACACCGCAATTGTCGAGACCTTCGACCGTGGTGGCCAAGAGCCTCAGGTGGGTGACAGCTACTTTGTCACCTACAACTACTCCAAGACGGAAGCCGACTTCCAGACGCTGCTCTTCACCAACCAACGAGCGGTGGAGCGCAACTACGGCCAGATCAGCCCGGACAACCCGGTCTCTCTCGCAGCGTTCCTGGGCTTCCTGAACGGGGCTGTGGTCATCGCCATCAAGCAGGTGCCGAAGATCCCAGGCAGCAACCAAGCGAGCACGCCGGCTTATCTCGACGCGCTCCACGACCTGCGTGGGCCGCTTCCGGGCGGTGGAACGCTCGACACCATCACACCGCTCAAGGGTGATGATGTTGACCTGTTCCTTGCACTGAGCAATCACTGCGATATTCAGTCGAGCATTCGCTTCCGAGCGGAGCGCACGGCGGTCATCGGAGTGGCCTCGGGCACGCAGCCGACGGACGTGGGAGGGATCGCTCAGCAGATCCAGAACACCCGCATGCGTTTGGTCTACCCGGACATCGTGACGCTCTCCGTTCAGGACGCGCTTGGCAACGACAAGCAGTTCTTGGTGGACGGCACGTTCCTCGCGGCTGCGGTCGCGGGTGATCGCGCAAGCCCGAACATCGACGTGGCGACTCCGTGGACGCGGGCTCGTATTGTCGGGTTCGATCAGCTCGCGCGCAACTTGGATGCTGTCGAACAGAACCAAGTGGCTGTGCAGGGTGTCACTGTCCTCACACAGCGGGGAACGGTCATCCGAGTCCGTCAGGGGCTCACGACCGACATGAGCAACATCCTCACGAAGCTCCCGACCGTGATTACGATCGCGGACGAGGTGCAGCGTTCCTCGAGGCGGGACCTCGACAGGTTCATCGGCATCAAGTTCTTGCCGGGCGTCCTGTCGGAAATCGAGGGTCAGCTCTCTACCACGATGAAGGCGTTGAAGAACGCTGAGATCATCACGGCCTTCACCGGCATCCAGGCGCGTACTACCAACGACCCCACGGTCGTCGAGGTCGAGGCGTTCTACCAGCCGGTGTTCCCGCTGCTGTACATCGTCATCACGTTCAACCTTCGGTCGAACCTGGGGGGTTAGCTTCTAAGGGGAGAGGTGCATGGGTCGGCCCTGAGTTTGTGAGAGCTCAGGGCCGACTTTTTTTCTTCGGTAACATCCGATCGGGGGAACTCCAATGAACAACATGTACGCAGGCTGGCACCTCATCTTTGATGGGGTTGTCGAACCGGGAGAGGCTTCGGAGCGCCTGGGGGACGTGGATTTCCTCAGGACGGCTTTTTTGGATCTCGTGGCCGGTGTGGGCATGGAGATCTTGGTGCCACCGGTGTTCAAGGTTGTGCCGTTGACCCCTGAGAATGCTTCAAGTGACCTTGAAGACGACGGGGGAGTCACCGGCACCTGCATCATCACGACGAGCCACATCAGCATCCACACTTGGCCTCTTCGTTCTCGCTTCGCGCTCGATGTCTTTTCGTGCAAGGAGTTCAACAGTGAGGCGGTCTCGGGCTTCCTCATGGATCGGTTCAATGTGAAGACACGATCGTTCCATTGGATCGTGAGAAATTGGCCGTGAGTGAGTTTCACGAAGGGGGCTACATGAACGTGCCTCCCACGGAACTCGCCAGGAAACTCCGTGGAGAGCGCGACCCCGCGAAACGCCGGGAGATGCGCCAAGCCCTCGAGGCATGGCGGGAGACCCAAGGGAATCCTTTGGCCAAATCGGCTTCGCGCGTTGCCCGCAAATGGTTGGCTTCGTTTCTCAGTCTATAGGCGGCGCAATTGGTAGAGGAGACACTCAGTCTCCATTTTGCGCGGTGAGTCGCCCCGGCTGGGGCCGACCGCCCTACCTACGAGGAAGGCATCATGGGCACCAACAACGATCTCAACCCCAGCAACGGCGTACAGGGCTCAAGCTACCTGTACGACTTCGGAACTTCTCCGCAGACGCGTACGGCCGTGAGTCAGAAGGTACGCCTGCTGACCCCGGCGTACGGTTCCGACGCGAATCTTCTCTTTCAGATGGGCGTCCTGAGCTCGTTCACGCCGAACGAGACCCGTACCATCGACACGCTTCGTGGCATCGGCTTCGGCGACATGATCGCTGAGCTCGTGCCCTCCGTCACGGAGGCCATGACAGCCGGCTTCGAGCGCGCGCTCCTGTACCTGTCCAACCTCTGGCAGGCCACGGGCTATGCCGGCGGTGTGAGCGGTCCTGTGCGGTCGCTGCGGCATCACAGGTGGCCCTTCGACATCGAGCAGCAGCTCGTGTTCTCGACTTTGGCAGACCGTGACCTCACGGGTCAGTCCGGCGTCGGATTCAACGGCGGCGGTGGCACCTTCGACGGTGGCGTCAAGGAAATCGTCTACCCGCAGGTCACGAACGACCCGAACAACAACCCCGGCGATCTTCGCGGCCACACCGCCATCATCACGCTGTACGAGACCTGCTGGTTCAACTCGTGGTCTTTGACCAACCTGAGCCGCGACACGGGCATGTTGATGGAGACGGGCGACGTCACCATCTCGGACGTGCACGATTTCAGCTCGGAGTACGGCGAGTTCCTGGCTACTGGCAACGATCCCACGATTGGTCAGGTGGGCTCGGTTCGTTTCAACGCGGGCGATCAGCGCGCGGCATCCGATTTCATCACGGTCTAACCGTGATTTTGAGGGGTAGGGTGCTGAGTGCCCTCCTACCCCTTTTGTGCCTTCCGCACCTTGGGTGGGGGGGTTTTCGTGCAACCCGAGCAATCGGTGGAGCGTCACAGACGCAAACGTGAACGTGAAAAAATGGGAACGCACAGATCTTTGATCGGGCTACCCCTTCCTCCCTTCGGGGACGGTCACATGAAGATGAAGATGGGTCTCTACAAATGTGAACCCGCTTGCGCTGTGAAAACGAACCGCCGACTTGCTCCACGCAAAAGTGGAGACAGTCATGGTCACTCTCAAGGCCCTTGAGGCCGCAATCAGTCAAATCGATTCAATCCGTGCCCACGAACTCTCGTTCGAGGCCGGTGGTTTTCCAATTACACTACGCCCCCTTCGTTCCGACGAAGAGACGCAGGTGCAGCGGTATTCGCAAGCTGCGTGGGAGGGGGCCGATTCAGAGGGTGACCCGGCTGCGTACCAGGACTTCATGGACCGGGTGCGTCTTTCGACGCTTGGGTACTCCATCATCCAGATCGGTGAACTTGATCTGCGCGACGTGGAGTACCTCGATACCGGCGAGTTCGATGAGAACAACAACGCCATCGCGATGATGAAGCACGATGGCGTAATTGATCTCATCCAAAAGCAATGGACCAAAGCGCTCTGCCTTCAAGTCTTTGCGAAGTTTGGGGAGCTTCTTGAACGCGTCGAGGTTGCGGCATCGAAGCTTGTGAAGTTCACCCCAACTGACCTCGATGAGGAGATCGGGCGTCTTGAGCGGCGACTCAAAACCTTGTCGGAGCAACGTGACGCACGCGAAAACGTCGAGACCAAATCGTTCGTGCAGAAGCAACAGTCAGCGGTAATCCAAGCGACTGAAGAACAAGCTCGAGTTCGACAGGAAGTGTTGGAAAACGCGGCAGGCACTCTTGAGGAAACAGAGCAGCCTGACGAGGCGCCTCAGCCCCCTCGTCAGGCGCCTCAGCCCCCTCGTCAGGCTGCGCCACCCTCACAGCCCTCCGAGCCCCCTCGTCAGCCTACAGCGCCGCCACAGACGCCACAGACGCCACAGAGGCGCCAGTCATCCCTTCCGCAGGAAGCGGCTCCTCCAGAACGCCACACGAGCCCCGAGACCCTTGAGGAGGCGTCGCCTCAAGAGACACAGGCTTTTGATGAGCAGGGCATCGTTCTGCCGCATGACGGCGATTCTTTTTTCGATCCCTCCGACCCCGAGGCCGCGATGGCTGCTGAGGCCGAACGTCAAGCTCAGCTCCATGCTGCGAACATCCGGCGACAACGTGAAAAGAAGATGGCTCAGCAACGAGCCGAGGCAATTGGAGTGCCCACAAGCGCGGATATGGCTCGAGAACGACTTCGATCTCAGCAAGATGCGGGGCACCCAAACGCAAACCGTCTTGATCCTCGAACGGCGGGCCTGAGGGAAGCCGCCAATCTTCAAGATCAGGTTTTCGATACGGGGGCTGGTCGTCAACAAACTGGGCGCCCACAACGAGCCCAACCTCAGCAAGCACCAGGACAGCCCGGAGCGCCAGCTACCCTGCATGGAAAGCCTGTCTACAAGATGCCGACGCAGACGCTCGACAAGTCAAGAAAGCAGCAGGCCGAAGAGTCCGCTCATGCGCGACAGCACGGGGAGCCAGCACCGAGCCCCGTTCAAGTCAATCCTGCTGGGGGGGGTCGCCAAGACAAGTTCCGAGGCCCTCAAGACAGGTGACGGATGGAACTGGCGAAGACGACGTCCGAACAGCGGGCTGAGATATATGAGGACGTGCGCGAGCTGCTTTCGCCAGGGTTCCTTGCGCACTCTTTCTCCATAGGAGAGGCGCACTTCGCCATGCGTTCGTTTGATCGAGAAGACTGGGATCTCCTCAAGTACCGCACTTTCGGACTCAACGACCGTCAGTGGGAAGCTTGGTGCGTCGCCTCCTCTATTTGGATGGTCAACGGTACGGTCATCGGTTCTGACGAAAACGCTTTGTACGATCTTGCGCAGAGCTTCCTCATGTTGCCCCCGTTTGTGCTTTCGACCCTCTACAGCATTTTTAACGGGTTGATGAAACGAGTCATGGAGGCGTCTTGCCGGTCTGAGGCGTTTTTGTACGAAGCAGAGTCTCGAATCCTGTGGAAGACGTTGGGGCCCTCTATTATGGCGCAGGTCCCGGTGCGACCAGCGCAGCGGTTCCGTAACCCGGTTTTGTCCCTTTGGGCCTACTTTAATCAAATGGAGGACTTGCGCGAATCTGAGGAGCGGGAGTGGGCATACGCCAAGTTCATGGCAAGTCCGCATGCTCCCAAAGGCGTCAAGAAGATCAACGCTCAAGACCGCAAACGGCAGAACGATACGGATCGTCGTCGTGAGCGCGCTTGTGACAGGGTTTTTTACGAAGCAAAAGGGCTTATCGCCCGCAAGGGTGAGGCTGAAAAGGCAGGCAAAAACAGGCCGTTTCAGCAGGTCGTCATGGCCGAAACAGAAGACGAACTCCGTGAGTCGATGCGCCGGTGGGTGGCGGGCGAGAAAGACGACCACGACCGCACCGTCGACAACATCAAGGCTCGGATCAAATACGGGGTGGAGAAGCGCAAGGAAGATGTCCTCAAGCGACGGCAGGCTTTGGACGCGGCTCTGTCCGAGGAGGGGTTCTCCCGGAATCAGCTCACTCCTCTTGGGGGAGAAGCCGGCAAGAAATTCCTTGAGCGCATGCACGCACGGATCCCGGGTGCCAAAACGGTCATCGCTGACAACACGCACAACAGCGCGTACACCAAGTACATCGAAAACAACCCTGAGGTAGGAGACCTTCACGTTGACGAAGAGGGAAACATCCAGTCGTTACGGCCGGTAACCGAAGAAATGCTGGATGTCCTTCGCAAGCCGACGGATACGCCAACCCTCCAGCAACAAATTGAGAACCGCAGGCCGACCGCGACTTTCGTGGACGACGAAGGAGAAGAGAGCTAACCGATGGCCAACCCACGCATTACCGCGGAGCTCTATCTCCAGCTCCACCAGCAACAGGTCGTCACGGATCTGTCCGATGCTCTGTTGAGCGGCACTGATAAGGCCCTCAAGCAAGCGCAGAAGAAAATTACGAGTGTCTGGGAGACTTCTGTCCAGCACGCCCTTACAGGCGGCAAGGTTGGGGAGGCGCAGAAAGCCCTTTTGCGTACGGGAGTCATCGAGGCCGCTGAAAAGTACAAGAGCATTTTGGAAAAGGCTTCCAACGAGCACGCGGCGGCTATGCGCGGGATCACCGACGACATGGACGAAGCGACCAAGAAACGGCTGAAACGAGAGGCGGACGGTGCCCGGTCGCGCACGATGGCGGAGGCTGCTGACACCAAGAAGATATTGGACGAGAGGCTTTCGTCCTACGAGAAGGAACTCAAGCTCATGAAGGAGGCCGCCAAAGAGCAACGTGCGGCTGCGGGCAAGTGGGCTCAGGATGTTGAGAGGGGGGCTGGAGTTCTCAAGAGCATCATGTCGGGGCGCGGTCTTGGAGACATGGCCGTTGGTGGTCTCAAAGGGATGGCCCAGGACCGTCGAGGTAAGGGGGAGGACGCATTCAAGAAGTCGGAGCTCTTGGCCCAAGCGGGCAAGGGGGATGAGGCCAAGCAGATGGCCAGCATGGGTAAAGGGCTCGCCAAAATCGGAGCTTCTTTGGCGATGGTGGCTGCGGTCATCGGCGCCGTCGTGATGCTCGTCAAATTGTTCATGGATCTGGAAGCCAAGATCAAGGAGATGAACAAGGCACTCGTCCAGACCTCTAGTGTTGCGGACTTCGGTTTTTCTCATGCCGAAGTTGGCGCGAAAGCATTCGAGAAGGAGCTCAAGAAGATTCGCGATGAAACCACCGGGTTGAACAAGAACTACGACGATTTCGCAGCCAAGACCAAAGAGCAACAGGATGTTTTGGCCGAGCTCAATCGCTCTGGATACGTCTGGTCGCAGATGCGCAAGGACATGAAGGGGACCAATGACCAAATGCGGAACTATGGTGACGCGGCTGGATTGGTTCTCACTTACGCACGGTCCATCGGAGTTGAAAGTGGTGAGATGGCGAAGTCGATGGCTGACCTTCATCTCAAGAGTGGAATTACTTTTCCACAGATTGCTGAACAGTTCAGCATCATCACTCGTGAAGCTGACCGTGCTGGGTTCCAAACCAAGCGTTTCTACGCGGCGGTAGTCGAAGCTACCTCAGGGATGTCGTTCTACGGAGTTCGCATTGAGCAAACGGCGAAACTCCTTTCCACGATGGGCGCCCTCATTGGTCAGGTCTACGGTGAGGACGTGATGAAGCAGATCACCGGTAAGTTCGGTGGTTCCTACCAGGACATGCTCAAGATGGTTTTGGTGAAGGGCACCGAAGCCACGACGGACGCCTACCGTGACGCGTTCAACCGCAAGGTCCAGATTATGACCCGAGATATGGGCATCAAGGATCTTAAGGGGATGATCACAGAGGCGGGCAGTATCGCCAAGTTCCAAGATCAAGTTCTCAGGATGAACCTCAGCGGCAAACAGGTCGGTGAGATGATGGACCTTTACGATGTTTACATGGCGTCGCAGGGCAACATGGCGGCTCAGGCGTCCTCGGGCAAAAAGGCCGGCCCAGGGTTCATGGCCACCATGGCACTCACCTCTTCGTTGCCGCTCAAGGAGTTCGGGGACAACGTCGCTGATGCGTTCGACAAGGCGCTTGAGACCGACAACCCAGCCCTCATCGCGGCGCTCGAGCAGCTCGAGAGTGTTTCGGATATGAGTCGGGACGAGCTCATTCGGCTTGGACGCATGACCGGTAAGGGAACTCCCGCGCTTCTCAAAATGGCGAAAGAAGGGGGAGAGATCCCGCAGTGGGCCAAAGATCTTGGTGTGACGTTTGAGAACGCTGGCACGGAACAAGCCAAAGTCATGAAGGACGGCATCGTCATCGATAAGTGGCAAGACCTGTTCCAAGCCACGGTCGAGACCCGATTGCAGCAGAAAGCCGCGATGCTCACGGAGCGGGAACTCGCAGCGAAACTCTACGAAGAGGTCAAGACCCTCAACGACACCGTGGATCAGGCGATTCTTGGAGTTCTCAACGACATCTATGCGGTTACGAGGACGATGCTTAGTCTCTGGCCCGGCGGCAAAAGTGAGCACGAGAAGGAGGCGCTTCGCAAGAAGCATTCAGGTGAGGCATTTGAGACCTCGGCAAACCGAAAAAAGAAAGCAGCAGCGGATCGAAAAAAAGAGGCAGATGCTGCCGCGGCAGATGCTGCGAGCGAAACAGATCCTGTCAAAAAGCGGCAGAAAGAAGCGGGAGAAAAGTACGCTCGACATCAGGAGAAGAAAGCCGCCCTTGAGAGTAAGGAAGCAGATCTCCGCGTAGCAGCAAGAAAAAAACTCAAAGACACAGGAGCCGAGGACCTTGGCTGGATGGAGGCCGGCCAACAGGGTCGAGGAACAGACCGGATGGATGCGGGAACCATCGATGCTTGGACGGATTGGACGGGCGGAAAGACCGACGATGACAAGGGTCTCACCATCAGGCATGGCAAATCCCAAGGCATGTTCGGCATGTACAATCCTGCTGGAAAGGGGGACAAGGCGGCTCAAGCTCGAGACCAGTATGAAGAATACTTGGAATCTACTGGTGCCAAAGACCGCATGATGGAGGTGCTGGGGGGCCAGGCAGAGTGGGACGCTCACTTGGATGCGGCCGAAGAATCCGCTCGTGAGGCGGGTGCTTGGACTTTCCGCCAAGTGCGTAAGGATGTCATGAAAGGCTTCCAAGCGGACGTGGGTGTCAGTGCCGGTAAACAAAAAGGAGTCACTCCTGAACTTAGTGGCGACGAGTACTTCACGGGTGCGGCCTCGTCGGCGGCTAGCTCCAGCAATCCCCTTTACCGTGTCGTTGGAGAGACGGGTCTCCAAACCATTGAAGCGTTGCGCAAGCTCGATGAGGAGATGACCAAGAATCGAGAAGCCAATCAGAAGACAGCTCAAGGGGTGCAGGATGGTGTGGCGATCGACGCCACAAAAGTGAATGACCTCATTATCCCTGCGGGAGGCGGCACACCTTTCATCACCGATCCGGCAGACACACTCCTGGCGTTCAAGCCGGGGGGTCCTATTTCACAAGCATTGAGTGGCGGAGGGGGCGGCGGCGGCGGTCGAGGCGGCAACGTCCAGATCAATGTTCACGGCGGAGACACGAAGAAGGTGTACGACACCATCATGCGTGTTTTGAAGGCGACGGGAAATGCCTGATCTGTCTACGCCTGTCTTCCAAGGTGCCTTCCCTAAGGGCCCTAACCAGGAATTCTCCGATGATGTGCGAGAGGGCCCGCAAGGCCGTCGTCCTGTCATTTTCGATATCCTTGCGCCGAACCAAGAGACGAGCCTCCTACCGGGCAATCTCAAACTCGTGTTGCACGTCAACCCGCGCAGCATGCAGCTCAGCTACACAAAACAGATCACGCGCACACAAACTCGAGGCGGCTTTGTGGAGTTCCATTGGGGGGATGCCGCAGAAGAGATTTCGTTCGATGCTGCGACGGGCGGCTTCATGCGCATGTACACAGGGCTCTCCAATGTCACAGGGGGCCGCGGGGCTGTGCAAGGGCGCCGTCAGACGTTGGCGTATGACCGATATCTCGACCTTCTTGCGTTGTTCCACAACAACGGTGCGGTGTTCGACCTTTCGGGAAACATCGTCATCCAGGGCTACATCAAAATCACTTTCGATGGTGGGGTCCATATCGGTTGGTTTGATGGGGATTTTGCTGTGGTCGAGGACGCAAGTACTCCGTACATGTTCAACATGACTTCACGGTTCATCATTGATCGTGAGATCATGCAGTTTCGCAGTCCTCCGTTGTGGGATTTCAATCGCTCTGAACTCGCTATCACGGACCGGGATCGGGAGACGTTCAGTCAAGGCTCGACGGCGGTACTCGATCCACTCGCCAACGATCTCAAGGACCCTTTCGCAGCACGTCCCGGACTCATTCCGCAAGGAACGGGAAGCACATCTGGCCTCATAGACCCCTTTGAATCGGAGGAGTTTTAGGTGGCCGAACGTAGCAACAGGAAAGGGCCCTCACGGTTCCGTCCCGCCGGAGCTTACGGCGGTCTTGTGGCAGGCCCCAACTGGGTTAGGCACGGTGTCGGGTCGAAGTCTTCTGCTATTGATGGGACGAAACAGCGTCTTCGCGACCCTTCTCTCGGCTCTCCTTTCACTTTCCGTGTAGCGCCCCCAGACACGTTACTCGATGCGTTGCTTGGACGTGGTCAGGCCGATACGACGGGGATCTACGACCCTATTCTGCGAGAGCAGTTTTTGGCTGCGGAGCGCCAGTTTGAGTTTGTCCGTAACGACCCCACTTCGACTCAGGAGCAGATTTCTGATGCGGCGCAAGGGCTTCTTGGCGGTCGAGCTCCGGCTCCGGGTCAGAACATCGGTATCATCGATGCAGCCATTCAGTCCACGAACAACTACGGGGCACAGGTTCGTCGGCGTCAAGAATTTCGTCAGTCGAACTTCTTCGCTACGGGCCCCGAGCGTGGAACCACTTTGCGTACGCTTGAGAAGTACGTGGCAGCGAATGGCATCCAGTTCGACCCGGCCAAAGCCCCGCAGACGGAGGCCAATCAAGCGGCTATTTCGGACCTCTCACAGGCGCTTGATGTCATCGTTCAACTCAACCGCATGGCGGTTACCCCTCCGCTCACGTTGCTTGTGAATCCTGAGCAGCTCCAGATCACATACAGCAAGAAGCAGACCTACCAAGACCGGAGTCGGTTCAACTACATCTTCCAGAGCTGGGGGGAAGAGCAAGTGCGACTCTCGGTCAAAGGAAAATCTGCTGGATTCGTCGTCGGCAACCAAGGGCCCGCGATTCCAGGTCAGATTATTGGGGACCCCGAATTATTCGACATCGATCCGAAGTTCTCAAGTTCGACTTCGGGCTACCAGTACGCATCGAAAATGGATTCGGCAGCGTGGCAAAACTTGATGTCGTTGTTCGCCCTTTACCGGAACAACGGATACATCTACGACAACTCGCAGACTCCGCGCTCCGAAGCACATCTCTTCATCGGGCACATCGAGATCAGTTACGACCAGTTCGTGTATCTGGGTCAGTTCGAGAACTTCAACTACTCGTACAGTGAAATGAAACAGCAGGGAGCCATCGAGTTCAGTTTCGATTTCGTTGCTTCCTTTGTGTTCGACAACGCACAAGGGGGCCCCGTGGAGCCCGTTTCGGGGCCGACCCCAAGCCCGTCTGCTGCCACCCGTCGAGGCACTCCGTTCATGCCTCCGCCGGAATCAAGGACCGACCGAGGGGCTGACAGACCGGTCCCTCCTCAGCCAGCTTTGGACCCGCTTGTGGACCGTTTGAACTCCCCCATTGGGTTGCTTGGACGCAGCAACGCGACGGCGTTCGGGGAGGAGTTCTGATATGGGCTCGGTTGGAAACCGTCCTCTAGCAGGGACTTGGAAGCTCAACAACCGCCAGGTCGTCAAGTACACGCCTGACGCTCTTGTGTTTCTCAATGGGGATACTTCCCTCCCGGGCTGCCCTCGATGCCGCGGCCGCATCCGCATTCAAGATTACGTCACGTCCTTGTCGGTGGAAGCGGGCACTGGTCCGACGAGTCACTCCGCGAGCATCAATCTCACGCTGCCTCGAGTTCAAGGGCAACAGCTTTTCATTGACGGATACAACGTCTTGCGGGTTGGTCTCGAGGTGAACATTTTCATGCGCGGGTACTTCCAAGTGCGTGGCATGTTCCGCCATCTCAAGGACCCACAGAACCTCGATAGCGAGGGGACCCCTGGACAGCTCGGTAGTGACTTTTCGTTTCAGAATCCGACTGACAACGACAAGCTCGACTTGAGCAAGTACGCGACCTACCCGTACTACCCTGTTTTCCATGGGGTGGTGACGCAGGTGTCCTACGATTACGCGGACGGGTTCTACACGGGGACTCTCCAGTGCGCTTCTCTCTTACATTTTTGGCAATTCCAGAACATCGCAACGGCCTCGGCGTGGATGGCTCAGGACAAGAAGCCGAACAATGACCCGGCACGTCCCACGCTCCAAGGGCACAACTTCAACAACATGCACCCGTTCGGGATCATCTACACGTTGTATCGAGACGTGGCGGGTGCTGCCTCAGGGGTGGAGTATGCCCTCTCGGAGGAATCCAATATGGATCCTGCCAATCAGAGTGGGTCCGCGCAGATTTACGACCAGATGACCCTGTATTGGACGCAGCGATTTAAGACGCGCATCCAAAATCTCCGCATGTACGGGGTAAACGGTCAGCTTTTCAACTCCGCACAGCAGGCGTGGCTCGGTACCGCGTCCAACCGCGACGTAGACGGACTTCTTCCGAGTCCCACTTACAATGACCCGAGCACGACTCGGACTGAGAAGGACCCCACCTCTGCTCGGTGGTCCGCAGCCAAGGCCCTCGGCCTCGCAAGCGCGGGCTCGGATTTCGTCTACTCACCTCTCATCAACTCCGAAGGCGAAACTCTGAGCCTCAGCGTGCTCGACATGTTCGCGTTCAGCCAGTCCATGGCTGAGTTTGGCCCCGGGAATGTCTGGCAGTCCACTTACCAGACCAAGCTAGACATGGCGCAGAACGTCATGGAGGTCACGGGCTACGAGTTCTACCAGGATGTCGATGGTGACATCGTTTTCAAACCTCCGTTCTACAACCTCGATACTGCCACAAGTCGCTACTACCGCCTCGAGGACCAAGACATCATCAACATCTCCTTCACGGAGAAAGAGCCCACGGCGACTTTCATCATCGTGCGTGGGTCGTGGTTCCAAGGGTTCACTGACCTCGTGCCGAACGCCAACGGCCCGACGACGAACCGGGGGCTGTATATCGACTACAAACTCGTGGCGCAATTCGGGTGGCGTCCTGCTGCGACGCTCGACATCACCTACGCGACCGATCCAAAGATTCTGTTCTGGATCGGGGTGGCACGTCTCGACATGCTCAACGTCGACACGTTCAGTGCTTCTTGTACCATTCCGATCCGACCTGAGATGAGGCCCGGCTACCCGGTCTTCATCCCTTTCGTGGACTGCTACTACTACATTTCGCAGCTCAGCCACTCTTTTGCGTTCGCGGGTACTTGTACGACAAGTTTGGTGCTCACCTGCCGTCGAGCCAAGTTCCACGCGCCCGGGGAACTCAAAGCGATGGCTGGAATCACAGGCGTGGGGCCTGGGACGCCGATCGAGAGTGCGGTCAAGCTCATCAAGCTCGACCGTCCCGATCTGCCTCCGCGTCCGCTTCAAGCCTACGACCAGTCCTTCACCACAGGACAGGGGGTGGTAGAGGGAGTCCCTCGCATCATCGGGTTCCCGAACGTGGTGCTCGCCCTCGACCCTGAGAAGATCAACCCGAATTTCACGGTCATTGGGCTTGGGGTGGAGTTTTTTGATCAAACTAAAGGCGACGCCAACATACTGTTCAGCATGCTCCAGCGCGACGTGGACCTGTCGGACGCGTTTGAGGCCGTGGGGTTTTCAGTGGGGCCTGACGGTAAGCAAAGTATCGCCGACCCCAAGAAGATTACTCGATTCAAACTCCGGTACAGCTCCAACCCTGACCAGTTTGCTGAGTTCGACCTGTTGAAACTTCAAGGGGCTTACAACGATTTTCAAAACTATCGCAGTCAGATTCTCAGTCTTGAGAGCCAGATCACGGAACAGCAGAAAGCGGTGGAGCAGGCCCTTGGTTTTGAGAATGCCTACAGCTCTTTGGACAAACAGGGCACCCGAGGTCTCCAGCGGAGTCAAGAATTGAGTTCCGAGCGCGCGAAGCTCGACACGCTGCGTGGACAGCTTCGTAGCGAACAGGCTCAGCTTGAGCGTGCGCGAAGCGGCTCCGGGGCTCCTGAGGGGGTCAACCTTGTGGCCATGGTCTTTGAGGCGCTTCAGCCCACTCAGAACAAACCCATCAGGCGTCGGGTGGATGGCATTGCTGGATCTGACGTGACGATGTCGTATTTCGAGACCTTGAGTCATCTCAAGACTCAGTACGTGGCCAACACCATCCCCGGTTCTTACCGCTACTACTCCTCCGCGCACCCTGAGGAAAAGATGCAGGGCCAACCCATCGTGATTTTCAACGATGGAGAACTCCCCCCTTCGGGAGGTCGTATCCCGCGTTCCCGTCGTCGATCGGATGGTCGTATTGAACGAGAGTCCAGCACTCGTCAGAATTTCGTGCCGCAAACTCGAGCCGAAGTGCGGGCGTTGACTCAACGAATGCAAGATGCGCTCGACCGCAACGGCGTCACTACCATGCAGGCCGTCGAGCCCACCCCGGTTCCCTCACAGTTTGTTCAGAATCGCAAAAACAGTAACGCGTTACTCGGTGCGGGGCTTGGGGGCAACAACCGTCGGGCCGATGAAAACCTCGACTCAATTTCGGCGCAAAGACTTGTGGACATCGCCGTTGTTGTCGATGGTGTCATCAAGGCGTGCCTTGGTCGGGCGGATTGGCCCTCTACGCGTACACTCATCGTCATTTCTACTTGGCGTCCTGATGAAGGGCCAGAAACCGAAGCCATCCACGGTGAGGGGCAGGCCATGGATATCCAAGTTTCGGGCTCACAGGGAGGTGCCAACAAAAAAACCAACGCACCTGATGATGTGCGGAAAGCGTTTGAGGTCCTCCAAGAGGAGTCGGTTCGTGTGATGTCGGACGGACTTATTACGGGTCTGGGCACTTACATTGGCCGTCCTTCTGGATGGTTCGTTCACCTTGATCGGCGAGATGTCGAATCGCTCCAGAACACCCGCCAGCGTAAAGCCGATGCCGCAGGGGTTCCTGTCGAGTGTTACCCCCCAGAAGTGCCCCCTACCAAAGAGAAGCCCAAGGGAAAAAAGAAGGGGGCTTGGAGTCACTATCCCGGCAAGGACAGATGGCAGCAAGGACGAACGGATAAAGAAGCTGAGGCGTCCCTGAAAGAGTCTGCGGCTGCCCTTGGTGTTTCGTGGCCCCCTAAAGGGACGCGATTCCCCGAGCCTGTTCCAGGGAACA